TCAAGAGCAATGGACGCTAATATTCTTAAAGATGAATACAATATGAATTACATTACTAACCGTGGCAATAAACGTTCATCAAGGAGTTAGACAATGGCAGTTATATCGCAGTCAATTCCAAATCTTATTAATGGTATTAGTCAGCAGAATGCAGTTCAAAGAAATGTATCTCAAGCTGAAAACCAAGTAAACTTTCAGTCAAACATTATAGACGGATTATCTAAAAGAGCAGGAACTCAGTTTGTTGCTAACTTAATATCTAACCAAGCAATACCAAATAATTGCGCAGTACAATGGATTAATAGAGATAGCAGTAATCAGTATGTTGCTATATTTTACAATCAAGGTGTTAAAGTTTTTGATTTAGCAGGTGTTGAAAAAACTGTTTCTACTCCCAATGGTACTTCTTACCTAACTTCAACAAATCCTTTAGAAGATTTTAAATTTACAAACATTGCTGACTATTCATTTATAGCTAACGCACAAAAAACGGTAGCAGAAAATTCTTCTACAACAGCAGCAAAGGTACAAGAAGCTTTAGTTTATGTTAAAAGTTCACAATACGGTAGACAATATAGTGTTACTTTAAATCATTCAACTTGGTCATACCCAATAGAAGTATTATTTCAAATGCCTACTGGTAATGACGCTTCAACAGATGGTAAATTTAGAGATACAGAAAAGATTGCACATATATTATTATATGGAACTGCGTCTTCACACTGGTCTAGTAGTGCAGACGGAATTGGATTTAAAACAATTAGAACTGACACTGGTGCAACACTAAGTACGTCACAAGGATTAGCAAACTATTCTGGAATTACAGGAACGTTTACTAGCACACAATACGGTAACACTATTTATCTTACAGCTAGTAGTGGGACTTTTGGAATTGAAACTACAGACGGTTTTGGTAACCAAGCTATGTATGCAATAAAAGACGCTATACAAGATTTTACAGATTTACCTTACTACGCAAAACCAAATATGATTATTCAAATTACTGGTGAAGAAGGTGACACACTTTCAGATTATTATGTAAAATTTATATCTAACGGTGTTTGGAAAGAAACTGTAGGACCAGGAGTAAAACTTGGTTTAGACAATTCTACAATGCCACACGCATTAGTTAATAACAACAACGGTACATTTACTTTTGCACAACAAACTTACACTGACAGAGTAGCAGGTGATGAAACAACTAATCCTGCACCAAGTTTTGTTGGACAAAAGATACAAAACTTAACTTTTTTTCAAAATAGATTTGGAATTATTTCTGGACAAAATTTAATTATGACAGAAAACGGTGAGTATTATAATTTTTATGCAACAACAGGAACAGATGTATTAGATACTGACCCTATTGATATTGCAGCTAGTGGTACTACTGTAAACAAACTTTATAACTCTATAGATTTTAACGAACAACTTTTATTATTCTCAGCAGAAGCACAATACATACTAGAATCTTCTGGTGATAGTATTACACCAACTACAGCCGTACTTTCTAAAACAAGTACGTTTTCACATGACATTAAAGTTGAACCTAAAGCGGCAGGTAAATTTGTTTACTTTGCACAAAACAGAAATGATAAAACTGCAATTACAGAATACTTTGCAGATGATGATACATTAACAAATGATGGTTTAGATATTACAATTGGAGTTAACACATTAATTCCTAACAACGCATACAAAATTGTTTCAAACAACATTGAAGATACAATGGTTGTATTATGTCACGATACGTTAGACTCTAATAACACAGCGCCATATACAGCAAGTTCAGACGTTACAGCTACAAATGCAAACACAATGTTTGTTTATAAATATTTTTGGGATGCTGATAAAAAAGTACAATCAGCCTGGTCCAAATTTACATTTAGTAATATGCAAATAATTTCAGCAGAAGCTTACGATAGTTTTATTTACATATTAGCAAATGAAAACAGAAATTTAAAATTATTAAAAATAGATTTAAGAAATCCTAATTTTAATTCTTTAAACTTTCCAATTAATGTTGATATGCAAACAGCAATATTAACTGGAAGTTACAGCAGCACAACAAATAAAACTACATTTACAATTCCGTATGAACACAACCAAACATTAATGGCTATAGACGCAACTAATGGTGCTGACTTAACAATTGATAGCCAAAGTGGAACTACAGTTGTAGTCCAAGGTAATCATACATCTTGTATTTTTGGTACTGCTTTTGAATCTTTATATGAGTTTTCTAAACCGTATGTAAGAGAACAAGGCTCGACTGGTGCTGTAGCAATAACTTCTGGAAGATACCAAATTAGAACTTTAAATGTTGACTTTCAAGATAGTGGATTTTTTAAAGCAACAGTTTTACCAGAAGGTAGAAGTTTAACTAGTTATGAAATGACAGGAAATGTTATTAACTCAGCTTCATCAGTAGTTGGAGTTCCTAACATTGCAAGTGGTACATTTACTATTCCAATACAAAGTAAAAACACAGGATTTGTGTGTAAGTTAATTTCAAGTTCACACTTACCTTGTCACTTTATATCAGCAGAAATTGAAGGATTTTATCATAGAAGAAATAGAAGGATGTAATATGGAAAAATGCGTAAGAGAAGCAGTCATTAATGATTGTATCGACTTAGCACCAAAAATGCGTTTAGCAGATAGACGTGAGATTAAAGCTTCGGACAACCTAAGTCCATTAAAGGCATTAGTTCTTCCCTTTACTTATGAAGGCGCAAGAAACTACTCAATCTTAGGAACAGAAGAAGAAGGTGTTATTGGTATGTTTGGGTCAACCCCATGTGCATACGAAAAAGATTATGGTGTAGCTTGGATGTTATCAAGCGACCAATTAAGAAACCATGTAAGACAATTCTTAAAAGAATGTCCTCATTGGGTAAACGAAATGGGTAAAGGTTATAAGTATCTTTACAACTTCGTAGATGAACGGAATTGGGAAACTTTAAAATGGTTACAGTTTTTAGGATTTGAACCAAAGAAAAAGTTACCCTACGGACATGAAAAATTAAATTTTATATTAGTAATGAAGGAGTTAAAATAATATGTGTACAGCAGAAGCAGGCTTTGCGTTAAACGTAATGAGTTCGATAGCCGACCATAACGCTAAAAAAGATGCTGCCTATAGAACTTCTGTCTCAAACTTTCATGCTAAAAATGCCGCGAGTGCGGCTTTGTTTGATGACTACGGACAAATAGATAACAATAAAATTAACGCAGCAAAAGAAAAGTCAGCAGAGAAGTTTGCAATCAAAAGAGAAAAGATTGCAGAGATGTCAAAACAATTGGCACTTAATGTTGGTAACGCTACAGCAATTTATAAAGACGTAGGAACAGATACAGATAAAGAATTTATGGATGTTAACATGGCGTTTACTAAAGATATGATTTCATTTAACAGACAAGAAAACGAAGCTTATGCTTCATACGCAAATACTATTAACAATCTTCCAGTACCAGTAATGCCAAGTGATATGGCATTAGCAATTAACGTGGCTGGTGGCGCTGTAGAATATGCAGGCAATGATGATAGAAAATTCTTTAACGATAAGAAGGGGGCATAGTGGCATACGAATCACAATACAAACCAGTATATTATCAAAGAACTTCAACAGGTAGACCTAGAGAAGCTAAAGATAGTGAACTAAATCAAATTTCAAATTCGCTAAAAAATTTTAATAAATCTTTTGCCAAGTTTACTGACAATTATAAAACAGAACAACAGAACGAAGCACAAGATGTTTTCGATAATTTAAAAGCACAAGGTATTACAGACCCAGATGAAATCAAAAAGTTAATTGATAAGAATGACCCTAGAGTTGCTAACTTAAAAGGTTACTACACTCAAGCTATTGTAAATTCTAACTTTGGTTTATCACACGCTATTGAAGATTTTAATAATATTAATATGAAAGTTGCCAATATAACTGGTGGTGATGAAAAAGGTGACGCTATGGCTAATCTAAATATAGATAGCTTATTTCAATCAGTTGATGAAAATGACAATCCTACAGGTATTCCTTTAAGAGATTTAAGTACACAAGATAAATCTTACACTAGAGCATACACTGACTCTATGAACCAAATGAGATTAGAGTTAGAACAAAAAGTATCTATAGCAAAAGGTTTACAACTTAACAGAGCAACTAACGCAGCATCTTTTCAAATCATTGCTAAAGCTTGGGAACAAGGCGCAGGTTTTGTAGAAGAAAGAGAAGTAGACGCAGGAACTCCAGATTATACAACAGAAAAGATATTTCACAATTCTACTAGAGTAAAAGATTTAGAAAAATTAAGAACTGATAAAGTTGTTAATGAAAAATTTATAAATAAAGATGATTGGAATAAACAAGTATTAGATTATTTTGAACAAGTAGTTGATTTACAAGACACTGGTTTAATTACTGACCCTCAAATGTTATCTGACATTGTTACTTATCTTACAATGAACAGAGGTAGTAAAAAAGATTTACCTTCTTATTTAAGAACACCTAAAACACAAGAACAAGCTACAAAAATTATTGACGCTATTAAAGGTAAAGTAGCAACATCAAGTAAATTAGCAATTGGTATAGATTTAATTTCTAAAGGTAAAGCTTATTTAAAAGATGAAACTGCTTATACAGACTCAAGTGGTACTACTAAAATTGGTTTATCTGATGATGATATAAATGACTCTGTAGTAGCATGGGAACAAACAATATTAATACCTCACGTTAATAAAATGATTGCAGATGGTGAAATACCTAAAGACTTAGCACCATTTACAATGTTTCAATTAACAGAAAAAATGTTAGGCGCTAATGGAATACAACATCCTACTTGGAAAAATGAAATGCAAATGGGATTTGATTCTATTAATGTAATTAAAGTAGCAGGAAATGAAGATACTATTGACCCTGATGGAATTGATATATTTAAAAGAGGTTTTGAAAGATACCAACAATTAAGAACAGTTTACGGCAACACAGTACCTACAAAATATTTAGGCACTAACGCAGCAACATTTTATGAGACTGTAAACAATCTTATGAGAAATACTAACATGGGACAAGAGAGAGCGATTATGAAAGCTTATGAAGCCATAACTAATCCTACCTCTAAATATGCAAATACAAATGTAAACAAAGATGATGTGTATGAAGAAGTTCAAGGAAAATTTGATAAATGGTTTGACGAAGGTATTCCATGGATAGGTGGAGTTGTTGGAGTTAACAAAGAAGATTTACCAAACTGGGTTAAAGCTATAACAAGAGATTATCCTACATTTGATTGGGATGATGTTGATATGTCTTTAGTTTCACAAAGAGCAACAATGACTGCTGTCACTATGATGAAAGCAGGAATGAGAAAAGAAGACGCAATTAAATTTGCTATTGAAGAAGTATCAACAAGACATACTTTAGTTGATGGTGTTTTAATTAATAACTCATCTTTTCCTGCCGCAGACCCAACTAAATTAACTGAAAAGAGTAGAGCAATTGCTAAGAAATTTGAAACTGTTTGGATGGAAAAATATAAAGAAGAAGGCAAACTTGAAGGATGGTTTAATGAAGGTGATATACCTTTAGTTGCAGATAGAAAAGGTGATTTAAAATACTATGCAGATGATTTAGTAGTACGTCCTTTTAAAAGTGGATTGTTAGTTTTAACAGATAAAAATTCTCAGTTACCAGTTCTTACACCAGATGGAAATTTTGTAATTGTTTCTACAGGAGACTTTATGGATGGCTCTGTTGAAGAGATGATGATTAACGATAAGAAAATGAAAATTATAATAGAGAACGCAAACAATCAAAAGAAATTAATGTTAAATACACAAAAGAAGGTTAATAAATGAGCAATATAGATTTTGATTTTATATTAAAACAAGAAGGCTTTGAAACGCAAGGTTATGTTCCAGACGCAAAAAATTCTAAATCTGGTGTAACAATCGCTAGTGGTTTTGATTTAGGTGCTAGAGTATTGAAAGATTTACAAGGATTACCTAACGATATAGTAGAATTACTAACACCATTTTTATCTTTAAAAGGTGCAGAAGCACAAGAAGTAGCTTCTAATTTAAAAGTAAGTGATGACCAGGCAAAAATAATTAATGAGTTTGCTAAAAGTGAAGCAATTACAAAACTTAAAACTAAATGGGAAAATTCTACTGGCACATCTTTTAATGATTTATCTACTGAACAAGCAACAGTTTTAGCTTCTGTAGCTTTTCAATATGGTGACTTAGAAAGTAGAACACCTAATTTTTGGAAACAAACTACAAGTGGTGATTGGGTAGGTGCATATAAAAACTTATTAAAATTTGGTGATAGATATACAAGTAGACGACTTGATGAAGCTGCATTGTTATGGAGTTCGGATGCGCTAAAAAAAAGTATTAGTGACGGAACATCAACAGGAATTTTAAGTAACGAAGCTCAAGACGCTATGACTAACGTTTTAGAGTCTGACCCAGAATATAAAGATATAGCTAATACAGTTTTAAATACAAAAGGAACACCAATAGAAGAAGTTGTTAATAATACAATTGATACAGTAGGAAATTTTGTTGAAGGTGTAAGAGAATACAATACACAAGCTGAAGAACAAGCAGCTCAAATTCCAGAATTGATTGAAGGTTATAAAGAGATTGATAAAGAAACTGAAGCAATGGGTCAAAAGTTTGAAACTGACTCAGCAAAAGATTTTATAAATAATATAGAACCACCACAATTGTGGAATTTAGATTATGCTACTCCTTATGATAAGGAAGACTTAGACCAAATAGCAAATGTAACTTACAAAAGACAACAAGATTTAAAAAAGAAATACACTTTAGGTGACGCAACAAAAAGCGCATACGAAGATGAAATGATTGCTACTAATTTGTACAAACAGTTTAGTAGAGAAGATTTAGCGCCTGACCCTAATTTTGTTTTAACATCAGAATTAATAGATGAGTTAATGGTTGATTTACCACAAGACTATATGGAAGAATTTGCACACGCACATAGTTTAGCACACGCTCAACAAATAAGAGAACAATTATTAAAACATATGACACTTGAAGATAAAATTAATTCTCAAGGTGTTGGTAAAGGAACTATGTTAAGATTGTTGGCTGCGTTTACTGACCCCGCTGCGTGGACAGCAATTGTTGCTACAGATGGATTGTTAGCGCCAATTGTTGCTTTACAAAAAAGTGCAAGAGCATATAGAATTTTAAGAAAAGCAGGTGCAGGTGCAGTATCTATTGGTGCAATAGAAACTTATCTTGCTTCACAAAGACCAGATTTAGATATTGATAATGTTATGCACGGTGTAATGACTGGTGCATTTCTTGGTGGCTTGTTTGGAATAAGAAGACCAAGAATTAAAAGTAATGATTTTACAAAAAAATTTAAAGACACTATGGACGAAAGTGATACTAAATTAATTAGAGATGATGGAGGTTTTGAACCACCAACAGGAAACAATAGTAATTTAGTTCCTGGTCCTAATAATCCCAACCCTGTTAAACCAAATGGTGAAAGAACTTTTGATTGGTATGACTCTAATTACGACTTAGCGTTACACACAACTAAAAGACCAGACGGTAGGTTTGAAGTTAGAATGATAGAAAATCAATCTGGAAAACCAGATGAATTAATTATGCAAGTTAATAAAGACGGAACAGTCGAAGTGAGGAAATGTAAATAATGGCAAAAAAAATATGTAATTGGAATGAAGCAAAACCAGAAGGTACTTTTGACAGTAAAGCTACAGCTAATGAGTATGTTAGAGGTAGAATGGCAGAGTTTAATATTCTTCGTGACGCTGATTTGACACCAGAGACTTGGGCTAGAGCATTTAGATTTGATTTTTCTGCTGCAATGTCTTCAACACTTAGTGACAAAATGAGAAAATTTGGAAGTCTTTTAGTTAGAGACTCAACGCCAAAAAAAGGAAATACAAATTATACGAGACCAGTAACTATATCTGAAGTTAAAGATATGAACGTAGATAGAATGATGGTTCTATATCACGTACCTCATACAAACTTTTTAAAAAAATGGTTAATGGAACAAAAGAAATTAGGAAGATACAAATGGAATAGTCCTAATAACAATTTAGTAAGAAAAGAATTTAATGATTTAGTAGGTAGAGCAATTCGTGGTGAGCAAATTGCATTAAGTGAATTAGGCTATACTACTGGTGAAGCACAAAAATTAATACAACAAATGGCTAAAGTACAAAGTCAATTGTTAAATGAGCAATTACAAATGCTTAAAATTACTGGAGTAGAAGGTGCTGAAAATATTGTAGATAATTTTAATTATTTAACAAGAGTTCACAATCCAATTAAATATCAAAAAATATTAGATGACCCTACAAAAGGTTCACAATATCTTAAAGTATTTTTAGTTAATGCAATGGAAGACACAATGCTTAAAGGTGTAAAACAAAAACCTTTAACAGCAGCTCAAAAAATGACTATTGCAGAAAATTTAATAACTGTAGTCAATAGGTCAAATTTTTCTAAAGGTGGAGTTAATTTAGACCACATTGTAACTAGTATGCAAAAACGTGAAACATTTAGAAGAATGATGCAAGAGCATACAAATATGGTTGATGAAGAAATTGATGGTTTAATAAATAGAATGTTTAAAGTTAAACCAGGAGAGCAAGTTTCTGGTTCATCATATTTAAAAAGAAGAATTAGATTTAATGAAGGATATTCAGACGGAAGAACAAACTTTTCAGATTTATTAGAAAATAATGCTGAAGCATTGTTTATGAATTACACACACAGTGCAATGGGTGACATGGCTTTAGCGTATAAAGGAATTAAATCTAGAGGTGACTTTCAAAGAATTAGACAAGAAATTGTAGAAAGCTATGACGCAAATCCTAAAGCTAGTGCTACTAAAAGAGCAGTGTGGCAGGCAAAAAATGAAATACAAGCTATGGATATGGCGTATGCTTATATCAAAGGCAGACCACTTGCAGAAAATCCAACTGGACTAGCACCAACAATAGGAAGATTTATTCGTAAATTAAATTACTCAAGGGTGATGAACCAAGTTGGTTTTGCCAATATGTCAGAGATGGGAAACGTTACTGGTTTAATTGGTTGGAATGCTACATTAAAAAATGTTCCTGAATTAAGACGTATGATGAAACGTTTAGAAAACGGTGAGCGTGTAGATGAATTTATTAGAGAAATAGATTACACAATGGGTGGTATAGGTAACCACTCTATTATTCAACAAGTTACAAACCGACTAGATGATTTTGGAAGTAGTATGTCTGATGATGTTATTACTACAGCAGAAAACAAACTAGACCAAATGAACAGATTTACTAACACATACTCTGGACAATTTATGAGTACCTCTGCCATGCAGATAGTAACTGTTTCTGAGTTTACACAAATATTTGGTAAGTGGGCTGTAGGTAAAGGTAGACACCCTTTTGCTAAATTAAGATTTGGTAAAAACAGAATGTCTGACGCTCAAATGCAAAACAGATTAGATGATTTAGGAATAAGTCCATCTATGATGAAAAAGATTCAAAATGAATTTAAAGCACACACAAGTTGGACTAAAGGTGAACTTGGAACTAAAATAACTAAAACTAATTTTGACAAATGGTCTAATGAAACTAGAGCAGTTTACATTATGGCTATGAGAAGACTTGCACATAGAACAATTCAACAAGCTGATATAGGTGAGAAAGCATACTTTGGATTTTTAAAAGAATACGGAATGAATGCAGATGGACACTTAGGTCAAATAGCATATCAGTTTAGAAGTTTTATGTTTACATCTTGGGCTAAACAATTTTTGTATGGTTTAAAGATGAGAGACGCTATTGTGTTTGACCAATTTATGAACTCAATGTTATGGGGTTCTTTAATGTTTTCAGCACAAACTTCTCTAGCAGGTTTAGTACATCCAAACCAAAAAGAATTTTATAAAAACAGATTAAATCCGGCAACAATAGCTAAAGCAGGTTTTCAAAGAGCTGCGTTTGCTTCCTTGTTACCAATAGGCGCTAACATTATAGGCTCTGCTTATACTGATAACCCTATCTTTGGATATAGAACTAGTGGACTTGATACAAACATTATAACTGGTAACCCAACTTACTCTTTAATATTTCAAAAGTTGATACCTAGTTTAAAAGCTGTATCACAATCTACGTTTAATCCAGAAAGAACATTCTCTCAAGCAGACGGAAATAAAGCTATAGGAATATTACCTTTCTATAACTTAGTAGGATTACAACAATTTTTGAGAGCAATAACTAGTGAACTTCCTAAAGACCGTCAACAATAACAATAAGTACCCATATTAGAAGAAGAAAAGGAGTGTATAAATGGCAAATTCATTTGTAAGATACACAGGAAATGGTTCAACCACACAATATGCAGTAAGTTTCTCATATCGTGACCAGGCTGACATTACTGTAACAATCAATGGTGTAGCTACAACTGCTTTCACTTATAACTCAGCAGGAACTCAAATAACATTTTCTTCACCACCGGCTAATTCAAGTGCTATCGAAATACGAAGAACTACAAGTCAAACTTCAAGATTAGTTGATTATGCGGCAGGTTCAGTTCTAACTGAAAACGATTTAGATACTGACTCAAATCAAGCTTTCTTTATGTCACAAGAAGCTATTGATGACGCAGGCGATGTAATCAAACTAAACGCAGCAAATTTTCAATGGGATGTACAAAATAAAAGACTTACTAATGTTGCAGACCCAGTAGACAATACTGATGGCGTTAACAAACAATTTATTTCAACAAATTTACCAAACATAACTACAGTAGCAGGTATATCTGGAAACGTTACTACTGTTGCAGGAATTTCGGCTAATGTTACTTCAGTAGCAACTAATTCTGCAAACATTAATACAGTAGCAACTAACATAGCTAATGTTAATACAGTGGCTTCAGATATTGCTAAAGTAATTGTAGTAGCAAATGATTTAAACGAAACAGTTTCAGAAATAGAAACTGCTGCGTTAGACTTACAAGAAACAACTTCAGAAATTGATACAGTATCAAACAGTATTGCAAACGTTAACGCTGTAGGAACTAATATTGCTAACGTAAACACTTTAGCACCTATATCGGCAAACATAACAACAGTTGCCGGAATATCTGCAAACGTGACAACAGTAGCAGGAATTTCTAGCAACGTGACAAATGTTGCAAATAATTCTAGCAACATTAACTCAGCAGTTAGTAACGCAACAAATATTAACACCGTAGCAGGAAATAATTCTAACATAAACACAGTTGCAGGAATTTCTAGTGATGTAACAAGTGTTGCAGGAATTGCTTCAGATGTTTCGGCAGTAGAAAATATTAAAGCTAATGTAACAACTGTAGCAGGAATTTCAGCTAACGTTACGACAGCAGCTACAAACAATGCAAACATTACGACAGTAGCAGGCTCAATTACTAACGTAAATAATGTTGGTGGTTCGATTGCAAATGTAAATAGTGTTGCTTCAAATTTATCTGGAGTAAACTCTTTTGCAGAAAGATATAGAATTTTAAGTTCAGCCCCAACAAGCAGTAACGATGTAGGTGACCTTTATTTTGACACTACAGCAAACGAATTAAAAGTTTACAAAACAAGTGGATGGGCTGCGGCAGGTTCAACTGTTAACGGTACATCAAATAGATTTGAATATACTGCAACTGCAGGTCAGACAACATTTACTGGTGCTGATTCAAATTCTCAAACTTTAGCGTATGACGCAGGGTTTATCGACCTTTATGTTAACGGAATAAAATTAGCAAATTCAGATTTCACTGCAACTTCAGGGAATAGTGTAGTTCTTGGAAGTGCTGCGGCAGTAAACGATATAATTTCAATTGTTGCTTATGGAACATTCCAATTAGCAAACATATCAATAAAAGATTTAACAGATACTCCTGCAAGTTTTGGTACAGCAGGACAAGCTCTGGTTATGAACGCAAATGCAAATGGATTAGAATATGCAAATGCAAGTTCACCAGAAGTTTATGGATTCAAAAAAAATGCGTCTGGACAATTAATAGTTACAACAACTAATGAAGGTGCAGACAATATCTCTGAAACAGATTATGCCGGTTTCGAAGATGTAATGTTTGGCGCAAGTGGAATGACTTGGTCAATCTCAAATGGCAAACTAATAGCTACAATATAATAAAGGAGAAAAATATATGGCTACAATAACACTCGGTAACATTAAGTTCAACTGGAAGGGAACTTATAATGCCGGTACAGCTTATGCAATTGACGATGTTGTAAGCTACAATGGTTCGTCTTACATTGCTAAAACAGCTACGACAGGAAACCTTCCAACTGTTACAGCTAATTGGGATTTGATGTCTCAAGCAGGTACTAATGGTACTAATGGTACTAATGGAGATACTTTTGGTTTAGCAAATAAAGAAATTGCATTTAAAACAAACGCAGGTGCTTTAGATGGTATTCCAATCGGTACAGCAGGACAGGCACTTAAAGTAAATTCTGGTGCAACTGGATATGAATTTGGTTCAGCAGGTACATCAGAATTATTAGGTTCTGGAGAAAGTTCAAATGTTACATCTCTTGCAATTAACAATTCAGTATTAAGTTCAGCTTACGAAGAATTTGTAATTTATACTTTTATATCAAAAGCATCTGGTGGTGGTGGTGGACAAAAAGAAATGTTTGTTAGTACAGACAATGGTTCATCAACTATGAATGTAGATAGACTTTATCACTTTGCACAACTTTATCCTGCAGGTGGTACTGGGCATGGTGTTTCTTCTGCAGGAGTTAATGCAGACAGAATTCACTTGAATGTTGGTTCTGCTACAGGAGATTATCATAATGGTAAGATAACTATTCTTAGACCATCATTTGCAAGTGCAGGAGAAAGAAACAGAAATACACTTTTATCTGAAGCTGTCAGTTCACAAAATCCAGGTAGTTCAGTCAATGTTGAAAATTTAACTGCGTATGCTTGTATCCATGATGGAAATGGAAACAGAATGAGCAATATAGATTATGTACGATTTGAAATGAATGGTGCAGGATTTGATATGAAATGGGCAGTTTATGGAAGAAAATGGTAGGAGAAAAATATGAGTGATAAATTTTATAAAGCAATCAATAATGAAGTAATTGAATTAACAGCAGAAGAAATTGCAGAGTTAGATACTAAACAAGCAGAAGGTTTAGCTTCAGCAGAAGCATTCCAAGCTGAAATTCAAGCACAAAAAGATTTAAAAGCTAGTGCTAAAGCAAAGTTAATTGCAGGAGAAGCATTAACTGAAGATGAAGCTAATACAATAGTTTTATAATAAACAATAATCAAGACGTAGGAGAAAAAATAAATGGCGAAAAATAGAGATTTAAGTAAACTCTTAGGCGATAATACAAACGGAATTATTGACAACAGTAAAATTACTCTTGACGCTAACGAAATTCCAAATTTAGATACTGCAAAAATAACAAGTGGTTCATTTGCTGATGCAAGAATACCTAACTTAGCAGCATCTAAAATAACTTCAGGAACTTTTGCAGATGCTCGTATTGCCGCATCAAATGTTTCTCAACACGCAACATCTTTTGACGATAATAAAATTGTTAATGATATTTCTACATTAGGATTAAGAGTACACTCACAAGAAAATCTTAATGCAAGTAATTCTAACTCTTCGTCTTTTGATGTATTCCAAGATAGTTCAGCTATTTCTAATCTGACAAATGTTTCACGAAATGCTAGTGAATATATGTCTAGTGTTCAAGTTTCTCAAATAACAGATTTTAATTACACAATGGAACATACGAGTGGTTCAAACAACACAGGTATTGGAACGCCAACAAATGATGTTAGTGGTAGTTATACTAGAACTACACGAGCAAAATTTGGAAATCGGTCTTTATATGGAATGGATAGTATAAATCCTATGTTTAAATGGACAGACAGTTCAGGATATACAGGCGACTTTACTTTTCAAGTTTGGTTTCACACAAATGGCATATCAGATAATAGTTATTATCCAGGTTGGCTTTTAAATTTTGGAACATCAGCAAATCAAATTAGTTCTTACAAATGGCGAAGTGGTTTTGGAAGTGGTTATTGGGTACTTTATAGAGATGGTGGTAATAATGCTTTTGCTAATAATGGTAGCAGTTCTTGGTTTCATCACGCAGTAGCAAGACAAGGAAACACTATGTCAATATGGAGTGATGGAACTCGTCAGCATACTTGGACACAAAACGCAAGTTCAGAACCTTTAAAAGAAATTATTTTAGGTGGAACAAATGGTGCAATTCATCACAGCGATACTAATATAATTTCTAAATTTTATTATGACGGATTTGTTTTTGACAGAGGGATTAGAAGTGGATTTGAACCATCAAATTCAACTATATCACTACCAACTTCACAACCATCAAATATTACAGTAGACAATACTTCTGCAACTGGCTCATTTACTGGCAACAATATTACAGCTTCATCAACAAACAAAATGGGTGCAGTAATTACTTATCAAGACAATGCAGGAACAAACGCATTAAACACAGATATAGTTTTACAATTATCAGCAGATGGTGGCAGTAATTTCTCAACTGCTACAATGACAGCTTTACCAGATTTTGCTACTGGCATTAAAATGGCTAAAGTTAATGACTTAGCTGTTACAGCAGGAACAAGTTTAAAATATAAAATATCTTTTGCTAATCAAGCATCTGGTTCTAAAGAAGCTAGAATAAGAGGTGTTTCACTTCAATACTAATGGCTAGAAAAAAGATAACACCAAAAGAGTATAGCGAAGTCGCTACTGGTGTAAGACTTTCAAGCCACGAGAAACTTTGTGCTGAACGAATGAATAACATTCTAAAAAGCATAGAAGAAATGAGAAAAGAAATTAAATCTTTAAGACAAGATGTTTCTATGGGTAAGGGTGGACTTAAAGTTATCCTTGCTATTGGAACATTAATTGTTGGAATTATAGGTTTCTTTCAGTTTAAATGAAATATCTATTAGTGCTGTATATGTGCAGCATGAATACTGGACAATGTCCTTCTCATACATACGCAGGTTATCAATTTAATAATCATTATGATTGCGTCATGAATGGATATGCAGTTGCTCAAACTACATTTAAACAATTAGAAGAAAATTTAGAATGGGACAAAGAATATGTTAACGAAAACAAAATAGTTATTAAATTTGAATGTCGTGCAATTAAAGTGGAGAATATATAATGGGATTACCAATATTAAAATTATTAACGTTTGGTGCTAAAACAGCAGTAAACATTTATCAAACAAAAAAAGAAACAAAGCAACTCGAAGCAGTAGCAGAGAGAAACCATGTAGAAAGGATGGTCAAAGGTGAAGTCGAATATAAGAAAGCTGTTATCGCTAGTAATGATAATGGTTGGAAAGATGAATTCGTCTTGGTTCTTATATCCATTCCTATTATTCTATTGGCTTACTCTGTTTTCTCTGACGACCCTAACATACGTGCTAAACTAGATATTTTCTTTGAGTATTTTTCTAATATGCCTTTTTGGTATCAGGGATTATTCATAGGAGTAGTTGGCTCAATTTATGGTCTTAAAGGTGTTGACTTAATGAAAAGGAAATAATGAAAATTTCAGAAAACACATCAGTTGCTATGCCAATTAAAAATATGATTGGTATTGTTATAGCAGTAGCAATGGGTGTATTTGGATATACAGAAGTTACAGCAAGATTAACAAGTTTAGAAACTTCAAGAGAACTATTTGAAAACGATTTGTTAAAAAAATCTGAGCAAGTTCCTACGGACCAGGAACAACATTTTTTAATTGAGGATTTGTACAAGTCTGTAGAAAAAATGGAAGAGACTCAAGAGATGAATATGACTAACAAAGTTAATATAGAATTTTTAAGAGAACAGTTAGATAAAGCATTAGCTGATATAGAAGAATTAAAAGATAAAGTAAGAAGAAACGGTAACGGAGGACATTAATGACAGAGTTGGTAATAGCTTTACTTATGATAGTAAACGGAGAGATTAATGAAGCTAGAATACAAACGTCAATGTCAGAATGTTTAAAAGGAAAAAGAATTGCTATGCGTAGTAATACAGGAAATAATATTCAGTACCAGTGCATAAAGTCAATGGCTGAACTTGAGTCAAATATTGACGGCAGCAAATCAATCAAGAAACTAATTTTAGAATAAGGAGAACAAATGATAATATACGGAGAAACTTTTACACAATGGAAAAACCATTTTGTAACTTGGGCTAAAGATAACAAAAAGAAAGTTATAGCTTTTGTTATTTGGTCAGCAATATTACTAGCAATCTAATGTCTGACAAACCAAATTCGTTTGAAGCAAAAACTAAAGTTCTACCAAAACTTTTAGTAGACAAAGCATACGAGATGTTAACAAGTGGAGAAAAGTTAACAGCTAGTGAATTAAAGGTTTGTTTAGATACTTGCAAAACTTATGGAGTAGAAGTAGATGAACAACCTAAGAATAGTATCACAGACGATTTACCATTTGACGAAAACTAACATACGATGGATAGGATTTATTCTAGCTGCAATGTCAGTAGGAATATTATCTAGTACAATATTACGATTACAATGGTTTGGATGGTTTATAGGCGCAATATCTTGCACTATATGGATTATGATATCCTATAAGGACCAGGACAAACCAAGAACTCTTATGGAGTGTATGTATTTAGGTCTATCCGTCTACGCTTGTTATAATTGGTTTAATTATGAATAGAAAAACACCAGAAATAGAGCCAAATGTAAAAAACTTTAAAAATTTTTTATATCTTGCTTGGCAACACTTAAATCTACCCAATCCAACACCTATACAATACGATATAGCAGATTATCTGCAAAATGGTTCTAAACGTATAGTAATAGAAGCTTTTAGAGGAGTAGGTAAATCTTGGATTACATCAGCTTTTGTATGTCATCAACTTTTACTTAACCCTCAAAGAAATATTCTAGTTGTATCTGCTAGTAAAAACAGAGCAGATGACTTTAGTACATTTACACAAAGACTTATAAGTGAAATGCCTTTGTTACATCACTTAAAACCTAGGGATGACCAACGTCATTCTAAAGTTTCTTTTGATGTTGCACCGGCTAGAGCGTCACACGCACCTTCAGTTAAATCTTTAGGTGTTACATCGCAATTGACTGGTTCACGTGCCGATTTAATTATCGCAGATGACGTAGAGTCAGCTAATAACTCTCAAACACAATTAATGAGGGACAGGCTAGGTGAGACCGTAAAAGAATTTGACGCTATTATCAAACCTGAAGTAGGACGTATTGTATTCCTAGGTACACCTCAAACAGAAATGAGTTTGTATAATGACTTGGAAGAAAGAGGATTTCGAACAAGAGTATGGACGGCTTTATATCCTACACCAACGCAGCAGATTAATTTAGGTAGTAAACTAGCACCAACAATAACTGAAGACTTAAAAAAAGATAAAAAGTTAGAAGGTAAACCTACAGACCCAAAAAGATTTGACGAAGTAGACTTAATGGAACGTCAAGCTTCTTATGGTCGTAGTGGTTTTGCATTACAGTTTATGTTAGATACAACTCTAAGTGATTTAGAGAAATATCCACTTAAACTAAACGACTTAATTGTCGTATCTGGTTTATCTACGTGGAAGGAAGCACCTGCAAAGATACAATGGGCTTCTTCTACAGACCAAATTAAGAATATAGACAGTGAGCTGCCTAATGTAGGACTTAAAGGTGACTATTACGTTGCACCTATGTATATGTCCGAAGAATACGCACCATTTGAAGGTTCAGTTATGGCAATTGACCCTGCAGGACGTGGTGCTGATAGAACTGGTTTTGCTGTTGTTAAAATGCTTCATGGTATTTTATATGTAACAGCTTGTGGTGGTTTAATAGGTGGA